CGTATATGCCTATAGCGTTACTGTGTAGTACGCCTGCTGTTTTTACTGCCATAGTCAGTTATTTTATTAGGGGGTTATTTATTTTTTTCTTTTGTCGCCGCCTACTAGCGCCGTTATAATTAAGTCGATCCAGCCGAATACTTTTAATGCGGGGGCGTCAGATGGTAGAAGTGAAACAATAGCGCGGGCTGCTACTAATAAAGCTAGTAAAACCATTTGCCAATTATCTAAAAATATATCCATAGTAATTTGTTTTATACGTACGCTATTTTATTGCGTACTATGTAAGTGCTTGTTATAGTAAATACTTCTGTACTTTCAAAAACGTCAGACGCCCAGCTACTAAATTGACAGCTTAGTATATTATCTTCTAGCCTGTACCCGTTCAAACTGGTACGTATAAGTATAGATAAATCCCAAGCTTGTTTTGGTGTAGTAGCTAGGGTAGTAACTTCTACAGTAGTAAGATCTATATTTAAAGCGCGTTCTTTTACTTCTTCTGCGTCTGCGTCTACCATCTGTAGAACTACTGCGGGCGTAGTGCTACCCTCTAAACGTGATAGCGGTACTATATTAGCGCCTACTACAGCAACTAAACTAGTATTAAGTTTAAGCTCATCTATTAAGAAATTAATCAACGTATACCCGCTTTAAGTTTTACTTCTTCTATACGCTTTACAATTTCGGGTAACATACGTTGGTGGCAAGTGTTCTTTGTACGCTTCCAAGTTTCGTTAAAGAAGTCTACGCCTTTACTGCCTGTATGTTTTATTTTCTGTACTAGTACTTTTTTAAATTGGCTAGTGCTTTTACCACTTATTACAAAGTAATCTTTCTTATATGTTTTGCGTACGCCCGCTTTAGTGCCTAACAATGCAAAGTGTAAGTACTTCTTTGCATTCTTATTACCTACTTTCTTATTCTTTACGCCTAGTACAACGTACGGATTAATAGTTACCGCTGCTTTGTTACGTGTATACTTTCCTTTCTCTATAGTAATTTGACGCTTTAGAAAGCCGCTATCTTTTGGCGCTAGCTTTTTAGCCATACGCTTAGCGGGCCGCATAGCCCGCCGCATACCTTGTATTATACTTTTGTCGCCTAGTTTTTCGGGTAAGCTATTTATAGCCCGTATAAGTGTATCAAGCGCCGCTTGGTTTATCTCTACGTTAGCGCCCTGCGTGGGGCCTATCTTACGCTGTGTATATTTCTTGCGGCCTACAGACTGTAACGCCATTACTTACGTAGTTCTGTAATTAAGTCTAAAGCTGCACGGCGGCCTATTTCTTTTAAGCCCGTTATATAGTAGTATGTTGTTACTGTAGAGGCGTCTATAGTTTCTTCGTACTTAATACGCATTTGCGTAGTTATAGCTGCGTTATATCTTACCCGCCATACTGTGCGCGTAGTATTTACTAGCTGCTGTAGTTCTGTACCTTCTACGCTGCTTTCGTCTTTCTTCTGCCCCCAGCAGACTATACTGTCCGCCCAGCCTACAGACTCAGTACCCCAGCTATCAGACGAAGAGGGGAAAGTAGGTAGCTTTTCTTGTATAGTTATGCGCCTATCTAGTCTGCCGTATCTCATTACAATATTCTATATGGGTTAAGTAAAGCGTGAATACCTAGCGGTATCTGGGCAGTAATAGTACCTACAATTACCTGTGTTCGTTGTTCGTACCAGTGGCCAACAAGTAAACGCATAGCCTGTACTAATGGATCAGGCACGGCGGTTTCAGTATACCCCGCAGTAGTTCTTACGTGTATACGTTCTAAAGTATTTGCGTAAGGGGTGGGCGGGCTGTAAAACTCTATACGCTGGGGTATAGATTTAAAACTAGCAGCTATAGAAGTAGTAGCTACAGTTGCATATGTAGTGTTATCTGTTTTATATTTTACATCTCCTAAAATAGTAACAGGCCCCGCCGAAAATTTAAAAGCTTTAAAACTTTCTGCGTAGAAGTCTACCGTACTACTATTGCATAGTACACCTGTGTAGTCTTCTACATAAGCGCGGGCGGTAGAAAGTAGCGCCTGTATTAATGTATCGTCTTCTGTAGTGTCTACCTTTAGAAAGTTTTTTAAGTTTGTTAAGCTTATTATAGTTGTATCTGTAGGCGTTGTAGCGCGGTAGTAAGTTATCATATAGAAGTAAATAAAAAAGCGGCAGCAGTTACGCCGCCGCTTTCGGTTGTTATCTAGTTAGCTGTATTAAACTGCTGTTAAGCTGTCACACTTAGAGAAAGCTTTTGGCTGTCTTGCTGCAAGGTCTACGAATCTATTTGCGTATATCTTCACTTGTGCATTGGCTCCAGCTGAATATGGATCCACCGTGATATCTACTCCTGATCCGAAATAAGTTAAAAGCATATTATCAAAATTTCCCATTACTACACGGCCTACTCCTGTGCTTACGTCAGTTAAGAAGTTCGTGCCTTTAATGCTGTAACCGTTAGCCTGTTGGCTTGCCATATCGTAAAGCGCATTAACAGAAGATACTAAAGCTGTAGATTTTATAAGCTTGTATGCTGTAGGGCTGCAAATGATATGTATACTATCGCCGCCCATTGCGCCGTTAGTATAAAGCGCTGCTTCCATAGCTAGAAGTAAAGCTTTTGCATCTGTGCTGTCTGCTTGGTCATCTATGCCTGTAGTAGATATTAAGCCTGTAGGCTGTCCAGAAGAACCAGTACCAATAAAAGCGGCTGTATCTATTGCAGAATTTAAAGAGGCTGCAATGTCGCTTACCACTAAGTTATCTATACTTTGCCCGCCCTGCATAAGTAGCTGGCGGCTGTACATACCTTGTGCGGCTACACGTCTAGGTGTTAGCGTTAAGTCGTCCTGTTCTTGTACGCTGGCATCGTTAGTGTCTACCTCCCCTTCCCAAGTTCCAGCTGAACCAACCGAAATCCTAGGAAAGCGTAGGTTTGCAGTAGCGCCTGTTATTACTCTACAGCCTAACGTTTCTAAAAATGTAGCTTCGCGTAGTGCTGCAATACCTTCGCCTACGTCTGTGCCTACACCTTTATCAGACTGAAAATTACCCGCTGCGCTAGTGCCTGCACGCTTTAAAAACTTTTCAGGTAGTGCTATATTTCCAGATAATGATAAGCCGCACGCCCGCGCTTCGCGGTCTGCTTCTTGCTTCATTTCTGCTTCTAAGCCTGTGAGCTGCTTGCCTGATATAATAGAAGCCGCTGCTCGTGACAAAGAAAACGAATTGCTTGTGCGCTCAATATCGCGTGCCTCGCTTTTCGAAGATACGCCAGCTGCTGCTTGGTTGCTTATCATCTTTTCGCGTGCGTTAGAAAGCTTAAGCTTAGCGTCTAGCCTGTCTACTTCACTAGTTAGGTAATCAGCGCGTTGCTGTTCTGCCTCAGTAGGTAAGCGCCCGCCGTCCGTTTCTGCGGTGTTTAAAATTGTTTCGAACTCCTTGAACGCGTCAGCGCGCAAAGCTTTTAAGTTATTGCTGTCTTTCATAAGACTGTTTATATTTGTAGCAGCTTTGCGCTGCTGGGTTAATTTCTGTACTGGTACTTCTTTTACTTCTTCTTTTACTTCTTCTTTTATTTCTTCTACTTCTTTACAGCTGCAGGCGTCGCGGGTTACTTCTGCCGTAGCCTGTGGGTATGCTGGATATACTACAGGCGAAATATCTAGCAGAAAGCCTACCTCTGTAACTGTTCGCGTAGTACGTGCTTCGTTCCAGCTTTGCCCGTCTTTAGCTATTGTGAAGGCGAAGCTGCTACTGTTTACGTCGCCACGTTCTAAGCTTTCTACTAAGTCCTTAGCGTATGACTGCCCGCCCGCTGTAAATTCGTAGCGTAGCCCTATTTCGTCAGTAGTTAACTTAAGCGTACCGCTGCCGTCAGGGTGTCTTCTTGCAAGTACTTTGTCTGCGTTGTGATTAAACAAGGCCCTACAGTCTGCTGTTTCTAGTGCTTTGTCAAAAGCGCCTCGCGCAATAATCTCATTAAAGGCGTTGCCTATTCGCGTTTCGCTTTCATATACTGCAGCGTAGCCGCTAACTACTGCGCCCGCGTCTGTACTTCTTACCTCGAAGTTAGAAACAGCAGTGCGCTGTATAGTCTGCGCTTCTGCGCTGCGTTCGTCTGCCTCTGTAGCGCAGGGCGTGTAAAGTGTAGCGCCCTTATCTGTAAGCATTTCTACGCAGCAGCTTAGCCCCATTTCGCGGGCTTGCTGTTCTGCTTCTTCTTTAGTATTGTAAACTGGTACGCCGTCTATATTGCCTACCTGCTCGCGCTGTTCTGTAGTATATTCTACAGCTTCGCCGCTGGTGGTGTCTGTATTACTTTGTTTCATCTTTCGATATTTTCGCGCTGTAATCTTTAAAGCTTTGCAGGCTTACCTGATTAACTTGCACGGTATGCAATTCGCCATTTTCTACGGGGGGCAGGTCTTCGAATCTCCTAACTTCGTTTATAGATAGTATGCCGCTTTGCGTCATTTGGTTATAGTAGTTGCTACGCGCTGCTAGGTCGCCTTTGTATAGTTCTTTTATATCTACCCTAGCGAAGTAGCGCCCGCGTTCTGCCTCAGTAAGTAGCTTGTGGTTTACTTCTGCTTCTATTCGTTTCGCTAGCGGTAAAATTGTATGCTGTGCAAAGTGTATATTTTGCTGCTCTGTATTGCTGTAGGTAGTGCCTGACTGAATTTGTACAAGCGAAGGCGGTACCCCGAAAGCGGTGCACACTTGCATATCAGCGTACTTGCGGCTTTCTAAAGCTTGCGCGCCTGCAGGATCTACACTAATACGGGTGTACTTAAAGCCCATAGGTAGAACCTTAGTACTAAGTTCGCCGCCGCTGGTATCGTTCCAGCTTTCGCGCACTGCTTTAATTTGTTCTTTCTTTAGTGGATTGTCCGAAGATAAGATACCTAGCATATTACCTTTGCCACTGTAGAAGGCGTTAGCGAACTGCTGCGCGCTTAGCGCTAAGCCTATTGTTTCCTTTTGTCCAGCTATTACACTCTGTCCGTTAAGGGCGCGTATACAAAGCATATCGGCGCTATGTATTAAGTCTTCGTATCCTTCTATTTGAAAGAAGCGGCTACCAGCGGCGCGCTTTTCTTGTACTGCTGTTGGTACTATTAAATGTAGTTCTATAGGGCGGGCTGCAGCGTCGCGCTGTATATGCGCGTACCCGCAGCCATAGAGTAGCATATCTGCTGTTAGCGTTTCCCAAAATTCAAAAGCTGTCACTTCGCCGTCAGGCGTTACCGTCAGTAAGTTATATACTGCGTGCTGTTTCGCGGGCTGCCTTCTGTCTGTAGTTTCTTCGTATATCTGTACGCCTAAGTTCGCTACTGTTCTACTTAGTAAATTCACGCAGGCGGCTACGCTAGCTATTTGCGTAGCGGTTGCGGGCGTTACGCTTTGGCCCGAACTTGAGGCGCCTAGTAAAGCTTTGTACTGCCAGCCGTCGGCACCAGTCCACGCTACACGGGCGCGGGTTATTATACTGCGTAGTCTTTCGAACATTACAGCAAAGTACAGCTTACTGTCTAGCTGTATTGTGTTATGATAACACTAGTATAATAGCTACCCGCTTCTGTTCTATTCTATACCTTCGCCGCGCTTGGCTAAAGTTCTGGTACTCACTAAAGCGCCGCCGCCCGAACAGCTGCACGTGTAGAAGTTCTACCGCTTCGTACGTTTCGTTACAGGTAGTATATAAGTGTAGCGTTTCTTCGAACGTAGTAAGAAAGCTTAAGAAGGTGCAGCGCTCAGCTATTAACATAGTTATAATGTAAAGACTGTGTACGCGTCTAAGTCTTCGGTGTCTTGTTCTAGTTCGCTTTGTCCTAGCGCCATAATAAGTGATACTATACCGTCTACCATTTCGCCCGCCTTATTGCGGCTTTTCGTAATCTTTATATTGTCTGCAGGATCGCGTACAACTTTACAGCAGCTAAATTGCCAGCGTAGTACTTCGTTAACGCCGCATATATTACCGCTTACAAGTGAACGTTCTAGCAGCTTGCTAGGGTGTGACATACTTAAAAAGCCCTGTCCGAAGGGTTGCAAGTCTATACCTAAAGCTATAAGCTGCGGTACTATATACGCGCTGAACTTACGATCATAAGCTACAGAACGCAGGCCGTACCTATCTTGCATTTCGTTTATGTAATCGCGTACCCTGTCGTAGTCTACTACGTTGCCGCTAGTAATTTCTAAGTGGCCTTCTTTGGCCCAAGTAATATACTGCTGTCTATTCGCGGCGGTTTCTTTAGGTACGAACTGGTACACTTTAGTATAGTACTTACTACCGTCGCGCCACACTATAGCGAAGGCGGTAAGGTCGCGCGTACTACTTAAGTCTAAGCCGCCCCAGCACGGTAACTTTTGTAGTTCACTTTCGGACGGCAAAAGCCCTGCGCCCTTCTGTACATCGTGATCTTGAATCCACGCCGCCGCCTGTGAGTTCGTCCATATATTAAGGTGTAGCCGTTGAAAGGTATACAGCTCGCTAGGCTGTGCATCTATTCTATTTATATAATCTTTAAAGTACTGCACGTTACAGCTTATACCTAAGTTAGGGTTACAGGAGGCCCACACTTTAGGGCTGCGCCAGTCGTCGCTGTGATTAGCACAATACAGAACAGGTAAAAAAGTATCATCTTTAATTATACCCTTCTGTACTTTCTTCGCGTATTCGTGTACGCTAAAGGCTAAGCTGTCTATATCGTCGCCTGCAGTAGTTAACGCTAGAGTTAGCGGCTGGCTTCTACTTAATACAGAAGTTCGCAAAACTTCCCATAAATTCTTGTTAGGCTGTGTATGTAGTTCGTCGAAGATAATAGCGCTACAGTTGTACCCGTGCTTCGTTCTGCTTTCGCTGCTTATACTTTGGTAAAAGCTTGTACCGTACCTTATCTTATTCTGTAGTACTGTACAGCGCTTGCTTAGTTCTGCGTTCGCTCGTATCATATCACTAGCTACATCGAATATGATTTTGCTTTGTTGGCGGTCGCCTGCTGCGCTTACGATTTCTGCGCCCTTCTCATTGTCTGCCATTAAACAATAAAGCGCCACACAGGCCGCAAGCGTACTCTTACCATTCTTTCGTGGTATTTCTACGTAGCAGGTATTATACCTTCGCCTGTCGTTATCTTTTCGCAGCGTACCGAATAGCGGGTTAATAATATCTTTCTTCTGCCACTCCTCCATTATAAACGCCTGCCCTGCTTTGTCGCCTTTGGTATGCGTGCAAAACATTTCAATCCAGTTAACGACGCGCTGCGCTGCGGCTTCGTTGTAGTAGTACATTAATTAAAGTACTCGCTTACCTCGCTCGCCTCATCTGCTACCCCGTCAAGTAATTGCTTTCTTAACTGCCGTAGTTCTTTGCGTAGGTCTGTAAGCTGCTGGTATTCTGGGCGGTGTTTATTGTACAGGTCGCCGCTTTTACCTACTACGCTATACGTTGTACCTTCTTTATTAATATAAAGCTGTAGCTGTCTTAGTTCGTATATCATTGCGGCCATATCGGGCAGCGCTAAGCGTTCGGCTAGCGTAAGCCTGCGGCCCTGTGCTATGTCGTTAGTTAGTTCGCTAAGTATTTGCTGCTGTTCTTCGTTTAGATATTCCATATTATAATGGTTAAAAATTAATGTACATAATGTACTGTTTATTATTGCTTTGGCTGCGGTGTGTAGTGTTTGCTAGGTTTCCCCTTTAGTATTTTCGATGGTCAAAAAACGCAGAAC